TTCTTCAAGAAAATCTGGGGTTGTATCATCACAAGAAACCTTTACATTTGATAAATTTCCTCTCCAAGTGGGGTTACGTGCCATAAGTTACAGCCTCCATCATACTCTCTTTCTGATTGCCCAGATGCTCATAGACCCTGTAGAGCCAGCGGACTGAACCCACTTTACTCTGACATAACCTATACCTAGATTATCCCAATCGAAGATTTCATTAACGTCGGTTCCGGCAGTTACTGAATAATCTTCATCTTTGTTTCCAGTATCGCCATCTATATACGCAAGGGTAATCCAATCTGTATTGTTATTGGAGCATTCAAAAGTCAAAGTTCCAGCTATATCAGTATTGCTCATCACAATCTGAATAGAAAGCCTAGCCATCTCGCCCATAGTTATACCTTGGCTAGTATAATCTGTAGCCACGTTGATGTCTAGTTCAATTAGTTTTTCTGCTAGATATTCGCCCCGACCACCAGCCATATTAATTCCTCGTTACGGGAACATAAGTTCTCCAATAGTTTTTTGAGCTTGTTTGTTTATTTCTAAACCACAATGTTCGCCAGGATTTATTGCCAGCAATATGGGCACGAACGCTCCGCCAAATAAGCATACGACCTCCTTATTTCTTCGAATTAATGTAGAAATTCAGGCCACCTGTTCCACTAGTGCGAACATACCTCAGCCTTGCCCAGCCAGCACCTACATCAGATGCGTCAAACATGTGGGAAAAGTCTGTGCTGTTAACATCGTAACCATCTTGAATTACGCCAGCATGATCGACCCAATAAACATCGCACCAGTTAGTTTGATCGTTGCTTACCTGGACCACAATCTCGCCAACGGCGGAACCTGCGTTACCAGTAACAACAACCTGAATGGCGAAACGCTTAGCATGTCCAATAGCCATTAGGTCTGAGTTTTGGGTGGCATCAAGCGTCATATAGCCATCAAAGCCTGCTAATACTCGTACCATTTGTTATCCTCCTAAATTCTGTCTTGCTGATTGAAGAGAAGTAGCCTCATTCGCTCCTCTCTGGATTTTTCTTTGTGATTGCGGGGCCTGTCCCCTACTGTGTGCAGCTTGCTGGTATAATAGAGCTTTATTGTCAGACCCACCAACAACCTTTTCTAAAAACTTTCTTTCTAATTGTAACAAATCAGTTCTCTCGTCCAGCATTTGCTGTGCAGATCGCTGAATCTCTTTGTAAGCATCCTCACCAAGAACCATCCTTATCGCCTGAAGATCAGCGTCAGTAGCGGTGAAGAAATCAAGCCGCTCAAGAGATTCTTTTATGCTAGACAGCGAATGGGCCAATTTACTAAACCTTAACCTTTCTGTCAGAGAATTGATATTTTTGGGGACGCTGTTTTTTAAAACCTCTATAGAATGTGCCTGATATGCGGCCAGCTCTGCGGCTTGTTGGGCTGGGACTCCAGCTTTAATATAGCCAGAGAAATTAGCCTTAAACGTATCTTTCGGATCTGTGGCATCAAGCTCATCTTTAACATCACCCATCTCTGTAACGTTCAGAGATTTAATAACAGCAGTCCTGCCAATGTTGTATTTGTTTAAAGTGTGCAGCTGAGGTTTTAACAAATCATTAACAATATCAGCGCTCATCTTCTCAACCAAGCTGGGCGGCACTCTTCCGCCAATTGTGGCTAACATTCCTTGTGCCAGCTTGGTGGCTTTTGGAATGCCTCTTTTCGCCAATCTCCCTTTGTATAGATTACGGAAAAGATTATATGTTACTCTTTTGACAGTTGGAGAGCTTGCTGCTTGCGACAGCGCGGCTCCAGCCAGAGCACCAGGGAAACCGCCAAACGTTCCACCAGCCAGCCCACCAAAGATTAATCTATTCAACACCTTTTTGCCAAGATCTTCTGCTATGGAAACCAGCTTGGCAGAAGCTTCGCTTTTTAGAGAGGCTATTCTAGAGTTTACATCATCCAGCTCATTCTTAACCGCATTATAAGCAGTTCTCTGTTGATCTCTAAAGGCTGTAGCTTTGTTGAGAGTTGTCTCTGCCTGTTGTGCTGCTCTCTGAGCAGCCAGAACGTCTTTGGTAGCGCCAGGATAGCGTGCGGCCCACTCAATGTCACTCAGACTGTCTAGTTCGGCTCTAGAGGCTCTTGCCGCAGCCACCCTGCCCTGAGCACCAACAACCGCTTGCTCAGCATCTGCAAGTCTTGCTGCAGCCGCAGTGCTTCTAGACTCTAGGCCACCAATTCGCGAAGAAAGCTCTTTACTCTTGGCTCCAAGGTTGTAAATCTCTTCTTCGCCTTTAAACCTGTTCAAAATAGCAGGCTTTATTTTGCGGCTTGCCCAGCCAGTTGCCTTAGGAGCCGCACGGCCAGCACCGTATAGTCCACCACCAATGCCAACACCTATAGCAGTTTTACCCGCAACATCTGTCCAGCTAAACGGCTTATTATACATTATATGATCGTTTAGCTCTGAGTCTACAGCCAGCGCAGCGGACTCTGCAGCTACTCGCCCAAAATACTCTGCGGTTTTCTCTGCAACCTTAGGAGCCGCACGGCCAGCTATAGCGCGGCCAGCGGCGGCGCCGCCACGACTAATTAGGCTGAGAGGACCAGTAATCGCTCCACCAAGCACACCAGTAACTTCACCACCAATAGATGCTCCAGGATGAGCCTCTTTTAGTTTTCTATACCGTTCTTTTAAATGGGGTGGAGCAGTATAGTCTGTTAAACCAAACGTAAGCCCTCTCATTGCTGCTGTGACAAATGCCTCTCCAGCAGCCTCTTCTATCTCTTTCCTTTTCTTTTCTTCTGCTACAATATTATGTGCTTCTGACCCGACAAGAGGGCGATACTCTCCGGTCTTGAAAAACTCTATTGCTTCTGCTTCTGGCAAGCTGCCACTTCTGCTACCATCGGCCTTTATTACATTAACAGTGCCATCTTCGTTTAGCTCATATGTAAGTCTTCTGTCCGGAGCACCAACGGTTTCAGGATAAGTTTCATGGGCAACAGACTTAATAAGCCTATCCAAATCGCCAGTAGCTGAGTCTTGTTTTTCAGGCAACCCAGCTTCGGCAGCGGCCTGTTGTGCTAGTTTTTCAACCATTGGATCAGTTGCCATTTTTTCTCCTACTTAACCGCGCCAAGTTTAGGTTCATTTGCCGCAGTCTGTTCCGCTCCTATTGCCCTAAGAACTTCTTTTCTCAAACCAGTTGGAAGTGCTTTTGCTAGTTGTGGAAACATCCTGACGAAATCTGCTAGCTCGCCAACCATCGCCTGGCGTTTAAGCTCCATTTTCTTCTGACCAGACTTGAAACTCTCGCCTACGAATGGAAGAGGAACAATACCTTCAGAGATCTGTCTCTGGAAGCCCTTACGCTCTAGCTCTGTAGCAGCCTTACCAGTTCTGAAGTATGTCTCGGCAGCAAGATAGTCTGCTAGACGTGCATTGTACAAACGAGACTTGGCACTACCCAGCCACGAAACTCCTCTCCATGGCTGATATTTCTTGTGAAGTGCTTTAATCTCATCAAGACGTTTCATAACGTTTACACCCTGGAGGAACCTGGTCTTTAGTTCGGAACTAACACCCTTGTATTGTCCAGGACCTGCGGCCTTGTCTTTCAAGCGAGCTTTATACCTCTCCTTAATCATAAACTCTCTTAGGCTGCTTGGTTTGGTTACCTTGGTTTCCTTGGTTACCGGAGCGGTTTTCGTCTTATACTGTAGCTTAAGTTTCTTCTGAGCTTCATCCATTTCCTCGGCACGCTTTTGAATCTCTTTCTGGATTTTTAAAACTCCATTAGCTTTCTTAAGCTGAATGCCCAGGCTCTCGGTTGGCAGTGCTAGTTTAGCCAAATCGTATTGTGCTCTTTCCAGCAACAGCTTCTCTTCTTTTTTCCTATATATGTTAAGAACATCGTCTAGATAGTCGCGCTGACCCCTTGTTAGTTTGTGAAGATCTTTAAGTTTATCAATCTGAGCCTTCTTGGCCTTCATTTGGTTATTCACGTATGTTTGCATCATACTAAGAGCAGCGTTTCCGCTAGTGCCTCTAAATCCGGCAGCAAAGCCAGAGAAAGCAGCCGCGATAGCAAAAGCAATAGTTCTGCCAGTAGAGATGGATGGTTGCAAGTCTATTTTGCTAATTTTACCACGGATATTACCAAGTATATTATCAGCCTTGGTTATTCTATCTTGAACCTTCCCCAGAACGCCCTTATCTTTTCCGCTGCCGCGCAGCTGTGCAAGCGCCGCCTTGTTTTGCTCTAAAGCTCTGCCGATGTATTTCTCTTTAAGCCCAAGAATTCTTTCCCTCTCGGCTCTCTCTTGCTCAAGAACACCCGCTTCTTGCAGCCCAAGCTTAACTCTTTGTTTGATCGCACCTTCAGCAGCCTGACGCGTTTCCGCGAGTGCTTGTGAGGGATCATATCCAAGAGTAGTTCTGCTAACCTGTCTTGTGGTTACTGGTGCTCCACCACCAGCAGCCATAAGCGCTTCCCGTTCTGGAGAAACTGTTGCTCCACCAGAGCCAGGAACACCAGTCCCAGGAGCGGCGGGTGGTGTTGCCGGTGGCAGCACAACAGACTTTTTAGGTTTAATTGTTGGAGGCGTTAGTGATTCTGGATTAAGCGGCCCAATTGGCTTATTCTCTGTACCAGGCGTTGGAGTAATGCCTGTTCCGGTAGCAGGCTGATGAGGGCCGCTAAACTTCAAGCGATATGTCTGCATCTCTCTTAGCTTTTTAATGTATGCAGCTTTAAGCTTTGGGTCGGCTTCTCCCGCAGCCTTCTGGGCCATCCCACTGATTAAACTATTAAGTCCGGATAAAGTAACATCTTCCGGCACACCCTTGGGCACGGGTAGGTTCATTGGAATAGATTCTGGAGCTAGTCTGCCTGGCAAAGTAGTAAGTGGATCTTCTGCAACAGGTTTGGGAGTAGCAACGGGTTCTGTAACACCAAGGGCACTCTTCATTTGACTCACTTCTGCCGCAGTACCAGGGCTTGAATAAATTCCAGGATGTATAGGCTTTCTTAACGACTCGGCCTGTTCTCGGGCCTGATGTTGTTTTAACAGATCTAAAGCATCCTGTTGGTCCTGTCTGCTATATTCTCCAGTAGCATTAATGATAATACTCTTTAATTCCTGTGGAGAAAGTGACCCATATCGTGTTTTTCCACCAGCCATTGTTGCGCTCCTTTGCGGTACACCAGCACGCATTTGATGATAAGTTTTTGGCTTTGAAGATATATGCGTTGCTGGTACTGGTTTTGCCATTGCCCCAGTTACATTTTTTATCGCACTCTTAATTCTATATGCTACTTTCTGTGGAGATTGAGACCCCCAATAGCCCCTATATTTTGATAATAGTTTCGGGTCTGCCACCTTAGCCAGTTTACCTAAAGAATAATCTCCACCAGTTAGGTCTCTTACTTTTCTTACGGCTCCAGGGCCAATGGACGTTGTGAGCCATGCCCAAGTATTATAAGCTACAGGATCCTGTGGTTTAGCTTTACCAAAAAAGCTTCTAGCCCAAGCGTTCCATTGTTTCGACTGCACCCTAATGTTTGTCTCAGGGTCCTTAGCTTGTTTTTTAGATATTCCATATTGCTTTCTGGTGTCGGGAGACATCTGAAGCAACCCAATCTCACTACCATATCCGGTTTGCCATTGCTGTGGTTTAGCAGTAACATTAGGATTACCACCAGACTCTACCCGAATACGGGCGGCGATCACACGAGGATCTAAATCTCCAGCATATTTTTTAATAAGATCTTCGTAGCCGCCAGCCATTATTCACCTTCCAGCGCGTTTATTCTTTTATTTAGATTAGCAAGTGACGCTAATACAAGAGGATTAAACTTCTGAGGACTAATGTCTATATGCTTCATTCCCTCTTCATCTTCAACCACATTAGCCGCACCAAGCTTTGACTTTTCCATATCCTGCGCGATTACGCCAGTGCGCTCGCCGTAACCATGCTCTGCAGGGTCTTTATATTCAAAGTTTACGGCTCTCATATTATCTAGAAACTCTACAATATTCTTTTCGTTTAGATCAGATGTTACGTACTGGTCCTGGCCCCCCATAGAATCTAACATCCTCATTATGTCAGCCTGGTTCTTTTGACTAGCAGCCTGCTGTATTTTTAGACCAAGCATGTCTTGCTGTTGGTTAGCACCAGCAATTTGTTTGCCAGCAGACATCAATCCAGACGCTACCATCTGCCCCTGACGCTGTTCCGTTGTTGGTCCCTGGGCCTCAACTCTTGCTTTTGTGGCCTCTGGGGTCATTCCTGGCTCGTCTACAGCAGGAGCAGCCATTCCAGGCTCGTCTACGGTAGGCCAACCCGCGTTTACCATAGGTCCAGAATGTTTGGCAGGCTTAAGATCGAGATCCATTGACTCTGTATATGGGTCAAGTTCTTCCATTTCATCTAAAAAGTTGTCAGCCTGTCCGTAAATATCTTTAGCTCCAGCACATGATGGAGCATAAATGTTTTTCTTTCCCCTCTCATCACTGAAAGCTGCAGCGGATAGAAGGCCGCCAGCGGCAGAGAAACCACCGCCGATAAGAGCATTTAGAAGGTTAGAACTCTGCTGTTGCTTAAGAAGGTCCATGGCAGATTGTCTACCCTTGGCTCCCTCGTATCCTGCAAGCTTCATCTTCTCGAAATCAATACGAGCACGGCGCTCTGCCTCTTTATCACTTAAACCAAGAGCAAGATACCTAGCACCAATCTCTTTGATTAGAGCATCACCATGAATCTGTCTTAATCTTTCCTTCTGGCCCGCCTCGTATTGAGCAATATCCGCCTGTCTCATTTGCCCAGCACCGGCCAGATAAGCTTTCTGAGCACCCAGTTGTTCCTGCATAGCTGCTGTTGCACCACCACGAGCAGCTTGCTGCTGAGCGCCTGCCATAGCATAAAGAGCAGCACGAGCTTCTGCAGGAGATCTGGCAGCCCTAGCAGCGGCTCTATTACGCATTTCGGCCCTGTCAATAGCACCCTTTATCGCTTCTCTGGCAGCAGACTTTCTCCCCGATGCGTATTGCTCAAGCTTTTGCATAGCACTCTCCTGAGTACCACGGCTAGTGCCTAGTAAACCACGGAAACCTTCTATGTACGTGGCTGAGGGGCTTTCAATAAAGCCCTGTGACATAAACCACGGGTCAGGTCCAACGCCGCCCGTTGGCGATTTAAAATGTTGAGGATCTGGCTGCCATATTTTCTCTTCATCCCAGTCAGGCTGCCCCTTGCTTGGAAAGTTGGTGCTCCCCGGCCAGTTTGTATGGGGGGTGTTCCAGGAACCGTAAGATGGTTGTACCATTTTCTGTGTACTCCTTATGATTTAATTCTATCACTGCCCAGGCGGATTGGGCCTTTCTTCCCTGCAACCTCAAAAGCGATTGCTGTTAGTTCAAAACTCCCACCGGCTGCGTTTTCATCAGATATGTGCAACCTAATGGAAGTGCATTTCTGTCTACTTGTGCTTACTTCTAATATATAAGCTTGGTCTGACCAAGCATCATCTTCTAGGTCATCAAAATACAATGAGTGGCCAAAAGAGGAAAGATAAGTATCTGCCTCATAAATTGAGCTATCTTCCCAATATGGATCAAAATCATATGCTATTTTAACCCTAAGGTTGTGGGCCGATATCATTGTGCCCAGGATTAACACCCGTTTGATTCTGGCAAAACCCTCAAGCTGATTAAAGCTGAACCATCCAGTTTCAATTTTGGTGCCTGGGGAACCACCGCGGAGGTCTAGATAGTCACTGGCATGTTTATATACAAAATTACCAGATGGCTCTAACCAATAAACCACAGAGTCTGCTACCGTACAGTCATGAGCATTGTGGTTGCTCCATGTGCCCCATATGTTGTATTCCCAGTTATAAACCATGGCGAAGCCTGTTTCACACAACCACACAGCCTCGTTATTGTCTGGCTCTTCATATGAAGAAGAGATAGTCTGACTCTTAGACCAATACTCAATGCCCTGCCCGACTGGCTTAACCTGGAAAGACCTGTCTAGCAGATAAAACCTGCTGTCTGTAGCCTGGAATATCAGCCCCAGAGGAACCCCTACAATGGTTTTTTGGTTTGGACAGCCCAAAGATGGATATAACAGCGTAGGATCAGCATAGCCATTTCCAGTACCGAGATCCGTCAAGCCCGTACCATATGTAGAATAAATTCTATCTTCCTTAAATATAATAAGTCTATCTAGAAAAGATCTTAACGCAGTTATCCTGCCACCCTCATGCGGCGTATATATTGTGAGAGCATCAGAGTGATTTATTCCTTCACGAGCCTGAAACTCTTTTGAATACCTAATCTCTATGTTCTCATTATGCCTGTGCACATAAAACAGTCTATTCTGGTGTGTGCAAGACACTCTAGAGGGTGGTGGGGCTACGTTCTCAAGAATACCGCCCGTGGTATAAATAGAGTCTCTGGCTATCAGAGAAGAGTCTGCCAAAGTGTCTGTAAACGTTACTGATGCAGCATATTGTGGATTATATTGAGAGTCTGCTCTGTAATAGACAGACCCATAAGCATCTGTTCTCCACAAAATAACCTGAACATCCGTAGATCCCTTTTGAGTAATGGTAAGTGTAGGAACCTTAATAGTAACAGTATTGGTGGCATTTACATAAAGGCTATCTACTAATGACGGTGCAGATTGGTGCTTATTGCCCTTAGCATCGTACCACTCATATGTTGCACAATAGCCATACGTACCATCAGACAGGTTTGATGCGCCCGCAGCATTGCTTGTGTCAATGCGGTGAGGATACATATGAAAACCCTGCTCCGTTGATTTCTGCCCATCCCACTGGAATGGGGCCATACCATCGAATGTTAAATGTTGTCGGGTTTCTCGCGCCATTCGGTCCTGCTGCGGCAGATCAAAATTAAAATCAACCAGAGCAATTCCCATGGTGTCATCAGCAAAATAGTGTGTAAACGTACAGCGCCAGTGATTCTCCCCTATCTTCGTTACGTTGGGAGCCGTTCCAGAGAAGGCTGAGGTCTCCATAAACGTACCCACAATAAGCTCATCATCTCTAATGACAAAGTTAGTGTGGTGCGGAATATCCTCTGTAGCTACATATGGGTGAATAGCAAGATAGTGATAACCATCTGCTCTATCAAATGGTTTGCAAATCGCTGTGAAACCCTCTATAAACTCGCCCTCAGATTCAAGGTTTGGCACAGCCCCAGAGCGAGTCATTTCAGCTTTTCGCAGATATGCTGTCCATTCTGGATAGGAGAAGTTACTATCGTTTGTATTTATGTAGATAGAGGCTGCGTCTGTTCCCGTTTGTATTCCCACCATCCAAAGAGGATATACATTAGCATCTGCCCAGTTTCTTAACACTAGCTCATTCATGTTGGCAACACAATTGGAAGCATAAACCCTCATAGCAATATCTTGCACAGCAGAGTCGTAATATACCATCGCGCCAAAAGCGTTAGTGTCATCGAACTCAAAACAGTTGGCCAACTGGCCAGTTCCCATGGCTTCGCTGCCATAAGAGTCAAGGGTTCCAGCATTGTCTAGAGAAAGAACAATAGCGTGGTTGTTATGTACTCCCTCATCAGAAACGTAAGCGAGCATTACCCAGGAGTCCGTGGTGCCTTGGTGAACAACACAGGCGCCAAAGTTGTAAGAAACCGGTGTCGGTTTAACAGTGGGAATGCTGGGGTCTGGCACCGTAGCAGCATTGATAGTTCCTGCACTTGCTCCGGTACTTGTTACAACACCTCTATAGATTTGTTTACTAGCGTTATTCACAAAGAAATAAAGGATATCTGTATGTGTAGCAATGACATGCACCATGCTCAGAGTGGCTACGCCACCGATGGTGGCCGTGTCTACAAGCAATCCGGTGTCGGTGTTATAGGAGTTGATAAAGTATGTTAGTGTCCCGCTAGTATCAGAACCAACCCAAATAACAGCCCTTGTTTTTTCTCTTTCTGCGCTTTCCTGTTGTAGGACAACGCTCTCTCCGAGAGCCTGTATTTTTTCAACATCTATATCTAGCTCTGGCAACTGACCAGCAGAATCCCAGGTACCATCTGTATCGTTGTAAAGATAGAGACCCTTTTGATAAACAACAGGTTTGTTTTCGTAGGTGGCCATATATCCATCAAAAGTGGCATCATCAATTTTATCAATTCCCGGTCGTTTGCTAACAGCACCTTTTCTAGAGATTCTAGCATCCTCTAAGCGGAGCAATCCCTTTGATACTAGTTTTGGTTCAGTGCCAGTATCTAAGCCTTCAGCAATAGCGACTGGAATAATAGATTTAGTTAAAGCCATTAAAATCCTACTCCTGATACTTGTACCCATTCATCTTCGCCAACCACCATAAACGTTCTAACCTGATATGCCAGCCCTAGAACAACAGAGGTAAAGTCTGAATCTATAGTGCCGCCGCCCGTGGGAACTCTAATGTGAACAGCGGTTACTAGCGAGCTTACTTTCTTAACAGTAACGTGTTTTCCAATATCTTTCTTTTCGCACTTGGGTAGGGTTATATATATCTGTCCATCTTTGGGGTCAGTTAATACCACCTCTCCAAAAGAAGCCTGATAGTCAGCATATTTCATGCTGGTTGGCAATCCATATGGCCGCTCAGTATCAATTGCCTCTACACAGTCTCTGGTGGCATCCTGTATTCTTTCCGCATTTTCAACGCCAGTGTTATACCTACGCCAAGTTACCATTATCGTCTCCACCAAAAACGAGGATCATACTTGCTTACACGCTTATAATCAGCAACAGTTTTTGGTTTTCCAACGTCTCTTTCAGCAAAGCCCTTAATACGCTGCTCTACCTTTTGAAGCTCTGCCATATACACTTGTGGGTCACTGCCCGTCAGGGCACAGACCTTGATGCAACAATCCAAGATCACCCACTCCTGCCAGTTGTTATAGAATGTAAAAGTATCTGTTGGCTGAGCCAACGCTGTTGGGACAGGAATATACTCTAGCCTTACAGTGCCTGTCCAGCTTGGCGTTGGGTGAAAATGTATCTTTGTTCCCCTAACCATATATCTAGTATCCCACTTATCAGCAGAATAAGTATAGTCGTATCTTTCATCCCAGTTAAATCTATTCAAGACAGCATAACCATCCGGCTGAGAACTATCCTCTACAGCCACACCATGAAGTTTATAAAACCCCGAGGGAAGATCGTACTCTTTTGTCCCGCTAACAACACTAACATCCGATCTGGTTAAATAGTATGCTGGCTCGTGTTTTGATATAAGGTCTACAAATGCTGAAATAGATGAGTTAATCCATGCTGTTAGTTGCGAGTCATTTAATGCTTCCTTAGGCCAAGCCCCTCTGTTTCTAACAGCCAATTGTAAACTACGCAGGTTAGTACCATCTGTAGAGACAGTTACTGGTTGAACAAGATCTCTAGCACTGAATGTGTTTATTCTTTCCTCGGCTTTCGCCTGTTGGGCAAGGAATATTTGAGGGTCTTTGCCCGTGGCTGCACAGCATTTAACTGCACAGTCTAATATCACCCACTCATGCCAGTGATTAAACAAATCAAAAGTATCTGTAGGGTCTGACAGCTCTGTGAAGGTGGGAATGTACTCCAATCGAACAGTTCCAGACCAAGTTGGGGTTGGGTGGAAATATATTTTATCACCACGAATATGATATCTGGTATACTGCTTTGAGGAGGTCGGAGTGCTATCGTAGCGCTCTTCCCAATTAAAGTGATCTAGTACATAATATCCATCTTCTGTAGCCACAGCATCATGGGCATCTACTCCAACCACCTTATAAAAAGTGGCTGGTAGACTATATTCCCTAGTTCCACTAGAAACAGTTATGTCTGAATAGGTTACAAAATGAGATGGATCATTCTTAGCAACTAAATCTCTCAAAGCTGCTAGAGAGGTATTAACAAAAGATGTTAGTTGGTTATCAGAAACATCTGCTTCAGTCCAAGAGCCACGATTGCGAACAGCATGTCGTAGGGCCTTTAGAGTAGAGCTGGTGCTAGAGGTCTTGGGTTTGCCAAGGTCTCTTTTCCCAATGCCAAAGATTCGTTTTTCAAGCCTTTCTCTTTGCTGGACCCAAATAGTAGGGTCTGTTTCTTCCTTGGCCGCACACGCAATAAGAACATCCATCGTAACCCATTCTGTCCATAGGTTGACGGAATCCCAGGTTGTCACATCTTCGTCTAGGACGATTGGTGTTGGAATGTATTCGAGAATTGCTTTTCCATCAAATGTGGGGGTTGGGTGAAACAGAATGTTTGCACCGCGTATTTCATAGCGCGTATCACGGTTTGCAGATAAAGATATCTCATCCCAACGCTCTTCAAAATTGAAAGTGTCGAGTGCGTGATAATCATCTACTGCCGTCGCATCATAAAGAGCAACGCCTACGCACTTATAAAAATCGGAAGGCAAAGCATATGACCGAGTACCTGAAGAAATGGTAACGTCGGCCTGAGTTAGATAGTAAGACGGATCAGCGGATATAATAATATCGTATAGATGAGCCAGAGAGACATTGATATAAGTGTTTATTTCTTCATCAGAAATATATGCTGATCTGAATTCACCTCGATTTCTAACAGCCGTGCGCAAGTCAGCTCTAGTTACGTTTTGAGCCATATGCTAGCCCTCCAATGTTATTCTGCCATGCACATTTTTACGAAACTTTTGAGATCTTTGGCGAATTTCTCCGCATCACCTTTTTCACAGGAATCTATAATCATCTGTGCAAGCTCTTTATAGCCTTCCATTTTCTTTTCACCTTCGCCCTCTTTTGCCTTCTCTTTCATTTTATTGGCGATGATTAAGGCTACAGCGGGCTTTTTATCTTTTTCCATTATTCACCTCAAACAATATTATTTTTCTTAAGTATGGTAAACATATGATCAAACCACTCGTCTACATCCATTTGCATTTTCATCCAGTTGCAAACTCTACAACAAGCGACGCAATTATCTATTGTATATCCCACATTGTTATCAATTCTGTCTATACCAGCAGTAGTTATTTGTTTCCCACAGTATATACACGGCTGTTGCCAAAAAACCATAAACTCTTCTTTAGTTAATAAAAAATCTATGTTCCTTTTTTTGGCAACAGCCGTGTATATACTGTGGGAAACAAATAACTACTGCTGGTATAGACAGAATTGATAACAATGTGGGA